CTGCCATCTTCACCGCCGTCGGAGAGTCCCCGCCGTACACCACGGGCGCGCTCGGCTGGCTGCCCGGCATCTGGGAGTAGCTGCGCACGTACCAGCTCTGCGCATTGCCGCCGGAATCCATCGTCGGCAAAGGAAACGGATGGCTGGTCCGGCTCGCTCCATGGTCAATCACAATCGGCTGCGTAAAGCTGGGATTGTTCGCCACCTCCGTGAAGTAACGAATCCCGCGTTGTAGTGGAGCATTGTCCGTAATTGAGACGTGCATCATCTCGCCTGCCACCGCCACATTCACACCCTGCGGCGAACTCGGCGTGCTCACCTGCCCCACCGCAGCCACTCCAGCCGCCTGCGCCACCGTGTTCACCGCGGTCTGAAACTTCGTGCGCAGCAGCACACCCAGCTTCGGCCACGCCTGCTCCACTTCAGAGAGCAGCTCGCCGCCATCCAGATTCGCCATCACCTCACCCCTGTCAACATGTTGTGCGGATGCTTCTTGCCCGTCAGCACCACATTGCTGATCTCCATCCTCCCCGTCGTTGAAAACTCCAGAAACGTCCTCGTCGCCGCAAAGTTCAGCGGAGCCTCATGGATCTGGAGGCAAGGATCCGTGAGCGGAAACCCTCCCGGCACCGTCCACGGGTAGTAGCCCGCAGCGCTGTCGGTCGGCCCCAGCAGCGTATTCGGCAGCAGACGCAGATTCAGCGTTCCCACTCCTGCCACCTGGTGCGTAATGTAGCTCCACAGTTTGCGGAACAGGCCCAGCAGCGGCATCTGTGCAGCTTTATTCGCACCCACCCAACCATAGGTTGTGTACAGCGAGTTGATCGTCACCCCATCATCGGTCGGAATCTCACCTGGCGCAAGCTGCGTCTTCAGACGGTAGATCTTCGAGTTACCCATCCCATTGCAAAACCGCACCTCGCCATCCAGAATGTTGATCTCTCCGCTCGCCGTCGCGCTCGCCGCTCCTCCGGCGCTCACCAGATTCGCAAACGGGCTCTGGATCTGCCAGATCGACCACTTTCGCCGCATGTCCGTAGACATCAGCGTCCCGAACATCGTCGTATGCACCCCAATCATGCTCTCAATCTGCGCTCCGCTATCGCATCCCTGGTAGTTGCACATCAGAATCACATTCGGAGCATTCGGCGCTGCATTCGGCGCCGCATCGGGCAGCCAGAAGTTCGGCGTAGGCAACGGCACGCCCACATACAGCCTGCGATTGGTTACATCCACCTTCACCCAGATCGAACTTCCTGCCGACCAGTTGATCCCATTCCAGATCGGAAAGATCTCTTCCATAATCCTTCCCGGCTGGCCGCCCTCAAACAGATACAGCCCGTTCCGGCAAGCCTCCACCAGCCACTGCGAGCCAAAGTCGTACGCGTTGATCCCGCACGCGCCTGCTCGCTGCGCTACCTCTGGTTCATTCCAGTCGCTCGGCTCCAGGTTGCCGCTGGACTGCAAAGCATACATGCTGCTCTGCTTCAGCGCATAAAAAGTGTCATACATCACCACCGCTCCGTTCACCGGCTGCTGATTCTCGCTGGTAAACCCCACCACGCCCGTCACAGCGTCCACACTCTCCAACTGACCGGCGTAGCTAAAGTAGACGTTGGTCGCATCCACCGGCGCGTTGGTCTGGAAGATCTCTATCCGGTCTATCTCCACATCCGCTCCAGCGGCCAGCTCGCTCGCGTACACCTCCAGCGTCAACCCTTCCGGCACCGTGCGGAACGCGCTCGTAAGCAGCGTTCCGGTCACGGTCTGCATCTGCGTAGAAAGTTGCCCCAGCGAAAGGCTGAACTGCCCACACGTCACGCCGTTGCTCACCAGCGCAACCACCAGTCTCCCGGCTGTCATGCCTGCGGGAGCACACGCAGTCACCCGCACGCTGTACAGCGTATTGGGATCCAGAATCGGCTGCAAATACGCATCCTGATAGGCCGTCTGCTTGATCAGCCCCGCCTGTGCCAGCGTCGCCGTCGTGGAGTTCTTGATGTAGTAACTATTGCCGAACACCGGTGAGACCAGCAGGCTCCCATACCCATCCGCCGCCGCCCATCCCAGCGGCTTCAACTGCCCGCCGGGCAGGTACCCTCCGTCAAAGCTCAGATTGTTGAAGTTCTGCACCTTATCCTGGCACAGCCCATACGCATTGCGATCGGCATACCGCACAATCCATCCCGGATTGCCTATCTCAATCAGGTTGAACAGATTGTTGCCGTAGACATCAATCGCCTCGGCCTGCACCAGCTCCGTGTCCGGAAACGCAAAGGTCGCCGTGGTAGAAACATTGTCCATTACAAACAGGCTGGTGGCCGTATACGTCGTCCCCTCCACGATGTACTGCACCGCGGTGGGCAGCGTAAAGAAGTTTCCTCCCGGCACGCCGTTCGCTCCAGACTCAGTAAACGCAATCCCTCGTCCCACCACATTCGGTGGTCCAATCGGAATCTGCGAGGCCACAATCGCAGTCGTATTGTCTGGAATATCAAAGGTCACCGGAGGGCTCGGCGCGGTGTAATATCCATTGCGAGTAATAAAGAACACCACACCCTGCTTGGTCCCGGGGCTGATGTACTGTCCCACCCCCGTCACCGTCATCTCGCCGCCGCTGCCATCGCCGTAGATCGGCGAAGTCGAACTGCCCAGCGTCAGCAGCCCCGGATCAAAGCAGAACTCTGTCCCGGCCGTCGTCGCCTGGCCCTCCTCCTGCTGCGCGCCATAGTTGGTCACCGCGGAAAAGCCATCAATCGTAAAGCTGCCAATGTTGCTGCCGCTCACCGTGGCGATCGTCATATTCACCCCGTTCAGCGCTCCATTGGCGTTCAACGTCCCGGTAATGGTCACCAGTTGTCCCGCGCTGGGGTTCGCGCCAGAGATCACCGCATAGCTATACGTCGCCACGCCGCCCGTCAGGCTGGTCTGCGTAATCGCCACTGAGCCGGAGTTCAGCGTCTGCGCAATCGGCCAGGTCGCATCCCACGCCGCCACAGAGCTTCCCGTCACCACGGCGCTTGATCCTGTCGAGAGCTGCGGCACCGGCTCTGCCGTACTCATCGTCGCCAGCGTGATCTGGTAGTTGGCCGTATAGTTCGCATTCCCGCTCCCGGCATAGAACAGATACTGGCTGGTGGGCACAACGTACGTGTAGTAATAAAACTGCCGCGGCTGCCCTGGGGGAGAAGCCAACCCCACGCTCGTCACCTGCACCGTCGTCGGCCCCTGCGGCTCCGCCACTCCCGTAAACGAGGTATACAGATACACCGCATTGCCGCTGTTGAACGCGTTCACCAGCGTCGTATCTTCACCAGTCTCTGTCGAATCCGCGTAGTACACCGTCACCACATTGCCCGGCTGGGTCGAACCCGGCCCCGTGGACTGCAAAAAGTACGCATACCCCCAGCTCTTCCCTGCCGGTTGCGTAATGCTCTCAATCGCATAACTGGTCGTCGACGCGCTGGAGGCGGCAAACACCGGCGAAGCGCCCGGACCCACCTGAGAGATCCTGTCCGTCCACGCTCCTGTGTACTGCCGCGGAACATCGCTGCCTGTAGTCAGGTTATGGAAGGCCAGGTACTCCACCCCTTGTCCATTCACGCCGCTGGCAAACGATCCCGGCGTCACCCCGCTGAACAGCAGCGTCAGCACACCGGGCTGGTTCGTCACATCCTCCATCCAGAAGTTTCCGTCCGCATCCAGGGACAGGTTCTGCACGCTCCCGTCCTGCTTCACAAACGTAGTAAGAAAGTTGAAGTTTGCATTCGCTGTGGTCTGGCCCACCTGCACCGTCACGTTGTTCAGCAGCGCCTGCGCTCCGCTGAACGGTGACGCCGCGGAGATCTGAACTCCAAACTGCTCATTGTTGATGTCGCTGGACCCAAACGACGATCCCCAAAGATCGCTCGCTCCACCCACCGTAACCGTCCCCAGCACCCCCGGCAAAGCCACCGTGCTCGGCGTCCCCACCGCCACGCCGGCCTTCAGCAACTGTACAGAGAGCGTCACCACAGAGCTGCAAAACCCGGAGATCACCACTGTGATCCCCGTCGGCGTCACCGTCTCCGGCAGATTGAATCCGAACTCAGTCACCGTCAGCAGATTCGCCCCGGCAGGATTTACGCTCGCATAGCCGCTCCCGCCGCTCAGCACCGCGCTGGGCTCACTCCACGTCGAACTCACCGCAGCCTGGCCTCGGTTCGGTCCGGAGCTGGCCGCCGCGTAACTATAAACGCTCTGCAGCGGAGCGCGCGTCTGCGCGTTCCCCACCAGAAAGTCCATGTCATAGTTACGCGGACTCGCTCCCTCCGGAAGATCCTCCGGGCGAATCATCGCGATCAGCCCTCCATAGGTGTCCAGACCCACGGACTGAACCGCCGGATTGATGTTATACATACGCTCTTACTCGCCTCGCAGAAACTCAAACCGAAAGCCGATCGTGTCGGCGCTAATCGCTGCTCCGCTGGCCAACTCCACGCCTGCCTGGTAGATGCGCAGCGTCTGATGCACCGTGTCATAGAGATACTGATACGTCCCTCCGGCCAGCGACTGGAACACCGCCCACACCGGCGTCGGCGTCAGGAAGTTGGGCACAAACACGCCGCCGGCCGAATTCAAAAAGCTGAACGTGCACGGAATGCCGTTCGTCGCATAATCGCCGCCCGTGCTCAAAGCCGCAGTCCCAAACAGAACCTGATGCCGCTGCGTGTTGTCCACGCCTGCGGGCTCCGCATTCACCGTCAGTGTCAATGTTGCTTCCGCCATCATCTTCTCCCTTGTGATCCTCTAAAGATCTTTATTCCACTGCACAAATTTTCCAACCGCCTCTTGGCCAAACTCTCGCCGCATATTCTCCTGCCGCTGCGCGGCGCGCACCGTCTGCAGCATCAGCTCGCCCATGCTTCCGCCGTTTCCATCCACGCCTTGGCTGGCTGCTGATGCCGCCGCCAACTGCTCCGGCGCAAACCGCCGCGCATACAGCACCAGCATCCGGTCCACAATCGCATCCTGCGAGTCCAGTACCGGAACATAGGTCGTGCAGAAGTTCAGGCTGTCCCCCAGAATCGGCGGCAGCGCAATCTTGCACCGCAGCCGCAGATCCACGCTCTGCAACGCTCCCGGCATCCACAGCGCGTTTCCGCGCCACTCGTACATCCTGTTCACCCCGCTCTGGTACAGCGGCGGCAATCCATCCGGAGCCGCTTGCAACGGAGCAAAGTCAGAGAGCGAGCCGTTCACTCGCTCCCACACCCGATCCACTCCCATCGCTCCTGCCGGCAGTGTCCACTGCGGCCAGTTCTGGAATCCGTCAAAGTAACTCAAAAAACCCAGACTCACCTGCACCGTGGGATCCGGCTTCGCCAGCGCCGGCAGCCCCAGCAGAATATAGTTGTCCAGGATCAGCGCCGGGTCGCCCACACTGCGCAGCTTTCGATACACCCAGCGAATCGCCGCATTCAAAAACGGCAGCGTAAACGGAGCCGTGTTGGTCGCAATCAAGCCGCCCTGCGGCCCGTCTGCTCCTGCCCCGTCGTCATTGATCATGGACCGGAACAGATCCATCATCCCTTGCAGATTCGGATACCGGATTGGATAGCTTACAGACATAATCTCCTCACCTGGACTTCGCAGGCGGCAGCGGCGGCTTCACGCCGAGACATGGAGCGTGATCCGCCGCCGCTGCTGCGCCTTACGAAGCTCGGGGACGCGCCGCCGCGCGCTTCACCGGGGCATCCTCACCCCACCAGCGCAGCTCCTCCGGCACGTCGGACTTGTTCTTCACCCCGGCCATCACGGCCCTCTGCCAATCCAGAATGCACAGCATCCCGCCCAGCGCCGCGCTCTTGTGAAAGGCCATATTCTTCTTGATCGCCTCGCCGCAGTTCGGGCAATCGATCGTCGGAACCATCGGCTTGTGGTAATCTCGCTGCTCGCCAAAATAATCCAGTGCCAGCCGCAAATCGGTTCCTTCTTCACCCTTCAGCATCGCCTGCAATCCCGGCCGATCCGTCGCCTCCAGCTCGTCGGCCTGCGCCATCACCGCCCGGTAGTACCGCTCGCGCCGCTGCTCGGCCCTGCGAATCTCCTCTTCGCTGGGCGTCTCCTGCAAACTGACAAACAGCCCCTGCGCAAATAGATCGCTACCCCGGCTCGTGGAAAAGTAAGCTGCCATCTCCGGCGCTGCGTTCCAATCCGGATCGTTGGTCGGATTATTCGGATTCAGCAGATCAATCGTGCAGCGCAGCCCATCGTGCGCCTCGCCGCGGAACTTTCCCGTATCCGTGTTGTGTACCTTCTGCATCAGCGGATCGGGAATCCGCGTCACCAGCGCATAGCGTTGCCCCTTCGGGCAGCCTCGCAACCGGAACTTGATCCACAGCGGCGGCCGGTCCACCACAAACTCCCGCAGTGAAACCGTAAAAATGTAGATGTAGCGTTCCGGAGCCCGCAGCATATTCCGGTCGATCCGCGGATCCCATGTGTCCGCATTCATCTTCTGCATCAAGGGTTGAACCTCTGGATCATCCAAGCCATGTAACGTCGCCATTCTGTCTCCTTGGGTAAACTCAGGCCTCTGCGCCTGCATCGTTCAACTGCATCAAGCCGCGCGGCATCCGTGCGGCAATCGCCATCGCCTGCCGCATCCCGCGCTCCATGACCTCCACTTTTCTGGCGATCACACTCGTCCGGCAGCCCTGGTTGGTATAGCTGGCCGCAGCGCCGCGGAAGGCCGGCGCGCAGTCTGCTTTGGCCTCCAGCATCTCTTCCAGCACCTCGTTCTCAGCCAGCTCCGCCTCCAGCTTCAGCGCGGCTACCTTTTCTTCCTCATTCAGCGCCTGCCAGAACTTCACCGCCGGCAGCATCACATCCACCAGAAAGCTGCTCAGCTCCAGAATCTCTGCCCGCATCTCTCCATCGCGGCTCTCGTAGTGCACCAGCCGTTGCAACACCACATACTGCCCATGGAAGGGATACTCGCCCAGCTCCTGCAACCCGCTGCCCTCATCCCGGTGCTGGTAGTACCAGCGTGCTGGCGAACCAAAGTCCTGCGCCGGCTTCCACATCATCAGCAGCCAGCAAGGCTCCTTGCCGCCCACCAGAAAATCCCGATAGCCCTCAAATCCATCCTTGGCCCAGTACCCTCCGGCGCGCGTCGTGGCGCACTCGCTCCACACCAGTTTGAACACCGGCTCGCCATAAGGATTGGTCCCTCCCTGGCGCGTAAACGCATCCTGAAACTCAGGCGGACACTCCCTATGCACCGGGCAACTCCCCATGCGTATCGGCCACGCGGATCACAAAGGTGCGCACCTCACCCTTCGTAAACGCCCGCTCACCCACCTGGTGGGTGCGCAGGTTGATGTACTCTCGGCCATACTCGCTGCAGTGCACCACATCGCCCACCTTGTACGGCATGGGCATCAGTACCCCGGCCATGGGAACACCATCGCCCACGGCCAGCACCCGTCCTGTCATCGGCTTGGCGGCAAAGCGCTCGCTGCGCTCCAGCGTCAGCCCGCCGGGGGTCACAATCCGGCTCTCCAACACTGGAATCTCTTCAACAAAAATCCGGTCCAGAACCGGCCGAAACGGAATCGGCTCTCGTCCATCCATCAAGGGAAGGCTCATGTCTCTGCTGTCTCTCTCTTTCCTTAAAAATGCAGCGAGGGTGAACCCGTCACCCTCGCTGTTCTTCCTCGGCGCTAGCTAGCCCGCAATAGCCCATCGGCGCAGACTAGATAGTCGGCACCGGGCAACCCTGCACATAGAACTGGTCCTTGGGATCAGCGCACACCAACTGCAGCCCGCACTCATACCCAAAGGTGATCGAGTCGTAGTACGTGTAGCCGCTGGTTGCCGCCGGCGTAGGAGCAATCGTATTGCCGGGTGTCCACTCATGCAGCCGAGTGTCAAACAGTACGCCCACATGCCAGTCCTTCGGATTGAACCGCTGGATCTGGGTCGGATCGGCCGTGCTGGAATAAACCACTGGCCGTCCGAACATGGTCTTCTGCATGAACTTCTTCGCCGTATCCACCACGGTCTCGCCGTCCTGGTCCAGGCGCGTGATGCCGGGGTTGTAGTAGTTGTTGGCTGCGGCCACGCCCTGCGCAAAGTTCGTGTAGTAGAACTCGTTGGCGTCGTCCTGCTCGTCTTCGCCCTCGCCGTCGCCGCGCGCCCGCGCAATCAGAGCCTCAATCCGCTGCGCCATGGCGTTGGTCACCGCCCCGGTGCCGTTCAGGTTGATCGTCGGCGTGGAAAGACGCCCCGGATACAGCGCCTTGTTGATGCCGGCGATCGTACCCGTGGACCCGTTGGCAATCCAGTACTTCGATCCGTAGATCGAGCTGCCGGCCGCGCCGGTCGCTCCCATCACCACCAGAATGTTCCCGGTAGCCGTCCCTGCGGGCAGCGCTGTAGAGAACCATAGCGTCTGCGCCACCGGATCCACGTAGCTGATCGTCGCCGTACCCAGCGCCGTTCCGCCCACCGCGGGCAGAATCTGGATCACCTGCTGATCGCTGAAGCCGGCCACGGTGGTCAACCCACTGATGTAGCTGGTCTGAGCCCCCGTACCGGAGCCGGAGCTGATCGTCGCAGTTGTAGGAATGCTGGCGATCGTGCCGGAGCCGTCTCCGTTGAACAAACCCTCGATCCCATTCTCAAAGGAGCGCAGGCTCTGCTTCATCTCCTCCTTGTTCACCTTCACCAGGCCGCGGTCCTTGCCGTCGGTGGCCTGCTGGGTCAGGTTAGAGATCTCGCAGGTGTTGATGATGCGCACCGGCGCGGCCACAAACGCATCCGTGGTGGATCCGGTGCCACGCGGCCACATCGCAATGCTGCTGGAGGTGTCGGCGGCAAACTGCTGAATCGCCGCTCCGCCCTGAGCGCGGAACGGAACCCGCAGCGGCTGGCGCTGCACGCCTCCGGCGCTGGTCATATTGCTGATAGGAACCTTCTTCCCATCCTTCATCAGGCGCTGCTGCAACTTGTTGAACCGGGCCTGATAGTCGGGAATCTGATCCACAAACGCTTCGAGTTCTACCGCCTCATACGCTAACTCTGTAACTGGCATATTCTTTTGCCCTTCCGGAGCAATGGGATAGGCCACAGGCAAGCCGGACCTTCGGCTCCCTGCGCCTTCGCGATGTCTCTTCTGTCTCTGTTGTCTCTCTGCACTACGAAATGCCGAAAGGTTACGCGTTTAACGAGGTAGCGATCTCGCACCCACGGCTCGTGAAAAAAACTCTCTTCTCTGCGCCGGCCCACCACCTGCGCCAACAGCACACTTCACTCACGCAACGCGCCCGGCCACATATCGGCTGCCGCCGCTTGTGCGCAGCAACGCTACGCCGGCCGCACCCACTTCACGCGGCTTCCATCCTTCAGCGTGTAGATCCCCTTCCACTGATCAGCCTCGGGCGTTCTACGGTAATCGATCTCCTCAGGAGACGGCTTCGCGCTCACAATCGTCGGCGCACCGTTGCGCGCAGCGCCCGGCCGCGCCGCCGGCTGCACTCGCCGCTGCTGCACCGCCGCCGCGCCCAGGAACCGTCCATAACGAGCCTTCACCACTCCATCCACCACGCTCTTGTAGTGCCGGTTGATCGCGGCCTTCACAAAGTTCGCCACCGTACCCGGATCAGGATTCTTCTGCTTGTGGTAGATCCCCATCTGCTTGATGTAGGCTGCGTCGGCCTGTCCCACCTCCTTCAGCTTGGCTCGAAAGGCGCTGAACAGATCCTCGGTTCCCGCCGTATCCAGGCGCAGCTTGGCGGCGTAGGGGCGAAACGCCTCTTCCAGCTTCTGCTTCTCGTGGCCGGCCACCTGCGGAATGATGTGGTTGCTCCAGTGCGCCTGCTGCTGTTGCTGCTCAAAGCGGCTCCGCTCCTGCTCAAAGGCCCTGCGCTCCTGGTCCACCGGAGCAGCCTTCACCTTGGCCGCCTTCTCCTCCGTGGCGCGGTAGAACTGCGCAATGTTGCGCAGCAGCTTGCCAATCGAATCCAGCTTCCCCTTATCGTCCAGATGCGCAGCATTCATCACCTCCACCATGCGGCTCAGGTCCGCCGTCAGCGGAGCTCCCGCCAGGGTGCTCATCAGATGCGGCAGCATCGCCGTCGCAAACGCCTCTGGATCGGCGCGCATCACGCGCTCCAGCAGCACCGGCGTCAGCTTCACCAGCCCAGCGTCAAACTCCGGTCCCAGCGTGTCCAGCGCCCGCGGATCGCCCGCCCCCAGCGCCTGATCCAGCGCATCAGACTCGGCTGCCCGCTCCTGCAGCTCCGTAACCGCCTCCACGCCGCCGATGCTCTCCAGCAGAGCGTACTTCTGCCGGATGCCGTTGATCCCCTCCGGGTCGATCTCCGCAATCTGCTGCGCCTTGTAGAAGTCCGCCCGCACCTGCTTGGCGAACTTCTGTCCCTCCGGCGTAGCCTCCTGCCGCTTCAGCCACTCCCGAAACGCCTTTGACCCACGCCGCGCCTCGTCCTTCTCCTCCTCCGCACCCGGCTCGGCCTCTCCATCCTCATCCAACTCCGCAGCCTCTGCCGCGTCCGCGCCGTCGTCCGACCCTCCCGGAGCATCCCCCTCAGCCGGATCAAACTCTGACCCATCGAACCCCGAATCATCGGAACCCGAAGGGTCTGACCCCAGCCCATCGGACCCCTCAACAGCAGCCTCTCCAGCCTCGGCCCACACGCACCCCAGCACGCCCTCGCGCCACGCTTCGCCCGCCTCGGGGATCTCCATCACCTGCTCCATCATGTCTCGGATCTCCATCTCTCTTTCTTCCATGTCTCTCAATTCCGTCTCCGGCTTCCTCAACTGGACCCACCCCTCGCTCAACGCCCGCGCATCGGTCTCCCGCATCGTCTTCCTATCCATCAGCCGCTGGAGCCCCCATGCCCACGCATCTCGCGGCGCGAAAACCTCCTCAACAGCAGCAGCCCTCTGCGTGCTCCTCCAGCCGCCCGTCTCCAGCCGCCTCACCCTACCTCACCAGCTTCGATCGATCCGCAAATCCCAGCGCCACACTCGGAGGCTCCGGAGGAGCATCCGGACCCTTCGGCATCGGCGGCGGTACAAGGATCCCCTTCAGCCGCGTGAACGGATGGTCCAGCAGCTCCCCCAACGGCCGTTCCGCAATCCACTCATCGGCTCTTCCGGCCAGCGAGTTATCCGGCGGAGGCACGGCCAGCAACTGGCGAATCGGCCGCTCCAACGCAGCCTTCGTCGTATCCCATTGCTGCAGTTGCTCACGGCTCATCATCGGCTTCAACTGCTCCTGAGCCTTGGTCAGGTCTTCCACCATCCGCGCCTGCTGCTCCGGGTTATAGTCTCCTATCGACTTCAGCGGATGCGCCTGCAGCCCCGCCACGCCGCCGTAGTCATAGTCCTTCAGCAGCGGAGGCCCAGGAGCCAGCGACTGAATCGCGCGCAGAAAATCTCCATTGCGAGAGTTCTGAAAGACGTGCGTGGCCTCATGCGCCGCCACCGGCTTGGTGTACATGCCCGGCTGCGCCACGTTGATCTTCTCCGCCTCCGGCTGCACATACGCAATGGTTCCTGTAGATCCCTCCGCGTGGGCGCCGCTCGGGTCATATCCCATCAGCGTCTGGATCGGCCCGGAAGCGGCCCAATCCGGAGCCCCTGCGTCGGTGGTCTGCTGCACCTGCTCCTGCACGCTCTGCTCTCCGTTGCGCGGCGCATACGGACGCAGGTTCGGAATGGATGGCGTAATCCCCATCACCTCAACCTCCTCATCGATCAACCTTCTGTTTGTGGACCCACCCAGCTTCTTCGCTTGAAACTTCCCGCTCCGGCGCTTGAAGTCTTTCAGCTCCGTCGCCTGAAGCTTCTCAGCCACGTCGCTTGACGCTCTGCGTCCTGTCGCTGGATTTTCTCAGCCCCGCCCCGCGTCTGGCCGTCTCACGCAACACGGCACTCCGGCAACGCAAAGCAATTCCGGAAGCCCAAAGCCACTCCCAAGGCGCAAAGCCCATCCGGAAGCGTCACGCCAAGCCGCACGCAACGCGCCGCTACGGCAACGCAGCGCTAGCCCGTAAAACAACCTCAGCGCAGTCTTCCCGACCGATTGATCGTGCTCGTCTTCACCTTCACCGGCGTTCCATTCGGATCGATCCCTATCTGCTCCACGGTGGTCTCATGCGGCACCATCTGCGTCTGGGGAACAAAGTCCTCCGGCTTGGCCGCCACTCCCAGCGCGGTCAGCGCCTCAGCCTGCACGTTAGGTGGCAGCTTGTCCACGGCAACTGTTGCGCTGGCCTTCACCGGCAGCGGCTGAACCGGCGTCAACTCGGCCGCCATCGCCTCATGCTGCCGCCAGTGCAGCAGAAGATTCTGGTAAACCGCCTGTTGCTCCGACGTTCCATTCTTGAACTTCCGCCCCTCGGCAGAGTTCAGCTTGGCCAGCGTAATCGCCGCCTCCACCGCGTGATTCTCACTCCCATCCTGCGCCACCGGAACGCTGGAGACCAGTGGCTGCGAGCTCTTCACCTGCTGCAACTGGCTCTGCAACTGCGGCAACTGCTGCTGCAACTGTGCCAGCGCCTCCTGTCCCTGCGCCGTCTGCGCCTCGGGATGGGTCTGGCCGCGAGCAATCAGTCTTTGCAACTCCGCAATCTTCTCCTCCATCTCCGCAATCGCCGGATTCTCAATCGGCCCCGTCGAGGTCAGCAGCTCAAACTCGCCCTGCTGCTTCTCCACCGCGCCCAGCCCGGGAATATGCAGCCCGCTCAGGCTCGGCATCTGGGCAAAGTAGGGCAGATTCTGCACATCGTTCACAATCCCGCGATACAGCTCCACGTGCGTACTGGCCTCCACCAGCGCCGCCGTCTGCGCCTCCTGCTCCACCAGCGTCTGCGGAATCTCCAGGCTCTCCGCATAGCACAGCGCATCGCCGCGCAGATTCTCCAACTCCACCACCAGCCGCTGCTGGCCGGGAGTCCGGCTTCGTATCTTCGTCTTCCGATTCACCGCCGCTGCCCTCGCCGCCTGCGTGGCAGCACGCGCCAGCCCCTGGCATATCTGCGACCACGGAGCCGAAAACACCTGCAGGCTCTGGTCCCGATTCAGCGCCGCCTCACCCACCGTCCCCGTCTGCCCCTGGCCAAACATCGCCGGCGTCGCTCCATCCATCGCCTCCGGAGCTCCGTTCACCAGCCACTGCACAAACTCCATCAAGCCGGTCGTCGGCGTCGGCACATTCTCAATGCCGGTAATGTCCTGGATGCGCTGCCCGGCCTCCAGCATCACCGGCGTAATCCGCGCCGGATCGTTCGTCTGCTGGTTGATCGCCTCCACATCAATCGGACCGCTGGCCGCAAACCGGCGCGGAACGCAGCCCACAAAGTAGCGCACCAACAAACCGATGTTCTGATTCAGAATCTTCTGCAACGGCAGATAATTCGCTCCAATCGAGCGCCGATTCTGCCCGTCCCCCACCCGCGGGTGACGAATCTCAATATGATCGTCCAGACACTCGTTGCGCACAAACGCAAGCTGGTTGCCGGCATGTGTCACCCGCAGCCCATCGGGGAAGTTCTCAAAGAACACCGCCCGAGTCTCTTTGTCCTGGATCGCGTGATACTGGCTGGGACGGAACCACGTGTGGCTCTCCGTCGCATCCTTCATGCAGCTCTCGCCGGTCGCGCTGGAGTTCTGCACCGCCAGCCGCACATTGATCCGCGCCATGCGATCAAACCCGTCGCCGCCCGCGGACCCTCCCGCCTCAATCTTGTCCGCAACCCACGGATACCGCTCGCGCAGAATGTCCACATCCTGCTCCGTCGCAATCCGCACCCAGCCCATCTCAAAGATGTCGTCCGCGTAGATCGGAACCTTGCTCTCCAGCACGCCATAAGCCGACGTAATCTCGCAGATGGCCGGCAACTCCGCAGGCTCGTCCCCTTCCTCCGCACCGTCGGACGCTCTCTCCGCAGCCTGCCCGTGCTCAGCAAGATCCTCACCCGTTTCAGCGCCGCCGCCCTCCATCTCGGTCTCCGGCGTCACGCCCTCGCTCTCGCCCGCGCCAAACACCACATCCTTATCGGGAGCCTCTGCGCCCCAGCGCTGCTGATCGGCCACAGAGCGCGTCCACAGCACTACCCTCCCGTCGGTGTAAAAGTACCGGCAGATCCTGGCCACCACGCTCTTGATGTCAGAGTCCAACTGCCACACCTTCACATACCGGTTGGCCTCCTCGGCCGCTGTCTGATCCGGCGGGCTGTCCGGATCCTTGGGCATAAACTTCAACCCCGGAACCTCGCGCCCCAGAGCCGCGGTAATCTTATCCTCCCGCGCTCCATACACGTTTACCGGGAACAGCTTCATCGCATTCCCCGTGGCCATAATCGAAGAGGGCGTCGCTGCTCCCGCGCCGCCATACAGCCCCATGCCTCTCGCCCCGTTGGTAAGAAACTGGTAGCCGCGGGAGAACAGCCGCGCCTCCCAGGCCTGCAGCACCTCAAAGATCCTGGCGCTGGTGTCCTGCATCGCCGTCATCCGGATCAGCTCCTCAACGGCGCTCTTGTAGCCGCCAAGCTGATCCGGGCCAAACATCGGCTCCGGCGAGACATCCACAGACGCATACCGTCCCGGAGCCGCATCCAGATCCGCAGGCAGCGGTTCAAGTCTCAGGCCCGCGGGCCGTTCTGCTCTCTCTATGCTCATACGCTGCTCTGCCGTCTCCCCGCTCCACAACTCTCTTCCACTCGCCCACCCGGCCTCTTCCGCAACTCAACCGCCTGGCCGCTCATCCCCACCAGCCGCTCTAGCCAACGTGCCGCATCCTGCGGAAGCCTTCGGCCGCAATCGCTCGCCGCCGCAGCAATCCATCCTTGGAGTGCTCAGCCTCCTTCAACACCTCCTCCGGAATCGTCTCTCCCAGCGGAATCCCCAACTGCTCGTGCAACGCCCCCTTCTTGATCTCAAACGATCCCTTCTTGCCCAGATTCACCCGCTCCATCTTCATGCTCTGCCTCTCTCTCCGTGCGCGCAGGCGCAAGGTTTGGTGCACTCCGTATGCCGTCCCAGTACGCAGGCCAGGCAACACGGCCAGCCGTCCCCAACCGTCTTTGCGTACCCCGGTTTCTTCTTCTGCAGCTTCAAAAGGCTCTGCGCGTTCATCTACACCCCATCCGGCGCTTCCTCGTCAGCAACACCATCATCATCCTCGTCCGTCTCATCCCGGCCCTTGCGCCGTCTGTCTCCCACGCCGGCCACCTCCGCAGCAAACCTGTGCGCCGCCTCGCGCGTCGGATGCTCCGTATCATGCGCGTGTCCGTCATAGTGCTCCGCATGCACCGTATGCTTGCTCGCAGAGTGGATGATGTTCACCTCAATAGCCGCGCCATGGCTGCGCACAATCTTCTTCGCGTCGTATGGATCCTCCCTGGCCCTCCCGGGATCTGCCTTGCTCCGCTGCGTCCCTGCGGCAAAACGCGCGTCAGCTCGCCGCGCCGTCTCTCGATTCGTGTGACGCGATCCGTCACGGGCTACAAAAGGACTCGCCATCTTCTCTCTCCCTCCAAGGTCACTTCACTTCCACAAACTGTTCCAGATTCCTCACCTGCACCTGATCCCAGTCAGGCGTTACAACTACCGCCCGAGCGTTGCGCTGGTTCTTCATCGCAATCACCGGAGCCAGCAGCGCCTCGCTTCGCTCCACACCGCCGCCAATCCTGCCCAGCTCCTCCCTCAGCTCCTTCACACTCTCCGCCCAGCTTCCGCGCACTTCGCTCAGCATCTCCGCCTGCAGATCCTTGCTCAGCTTCACCTGGTAAGCCAGCTTCTCGTGCAGCGCCACCAGAAGCTCCGCCTGCAACCGAACCTTAGCCACATCCGCGGCCATCTTCGCCTGTTGCCGCATCAGCTCCGCCATCTCGGCCGCCAGGCTCTGCACCTGCGCAACTCCCAGCCGAACCATCCGGATCTCCTCGCCCAGCAACCAGCCCTTCACTCGTTCCCGCATCGTCATCTCAAAGCTCCCAGTACGGCCGCATTGCGTTCTTCCGTCCTAGCCTCTCCGTCTCCGCCAGCCGGATAAAATGTCGCTCCCGCTCCGTCGGCGCGGCCTCAATCGCCTCCCGCACCGTATCCTCATGCCGCTTCTTCCCCGGCGCGCCCAGAATGTGATAAATGCCATACCCCGCGCCCTGCAGCGGATCGTCGCCCAGAAAACTGGCAATCTTCTCTCTATGCACCTCGTCGCGCGGCGCGGTCTTGATGCACTCGATCAGCCGCGGACACTCGCTGGAGATAATCCAGTTCGCGCGCTCAATCGGCGCGCCCTCCGCCGTCTTCCCCACCTTCACCCGCCTGCGCAGCATGTTGTACATCGTCTGCTCGCGCCCAATCTTGTCGCTCCCCGCGTTCATCGGCATCGGCAGCGGATACTCCCGCAGAATCCTCCCCATGCGCATCGCCACGCTGTTCGGATTCGCTCCGTAGCTCTTCGTCGTCTGGTCTGCAAAGGCGTCATGCGAGAATGGAAAACTCACAAACTTCGGCATCTTTCCGTCTTCGTCCACGCTCTCGCGGATCACCAGTTCGGCCAGCATCTCCGGATCGTGATGCTTCACCAGTCGTTCCTTGTAGGTGCGCACCACGCCAAAGTCATCCATCACATGCCAGTACAGCGCCGCCCAATGTTCAAACCCCCAATCGCCGGAGATCCATCGCCGGTGCCAGGGCTCGGCCACGCACTCGCTCGGGTCGCACACGTTCTCTGCCTCATCAAAGGCCCCATAGAAGTACCCTCCCACCACGTCCCACACGCCATACTGCATCGCGTCGCGGATCGCCTTCGGATAGCTCTCCAGATTGCGCAGAAAGCTCGGATCCTTCGCGTAAATGGGATTGTCCAGATACGTGCAGGGAAAATAAGCGTAATCCGCCGGGTTGTAAGCCCTCCGCTGATCCTCGTCCATCTCGTCGCAGGGCTTGTGCTCCACAAACAGCTTGCGCACCCACGGCGCGCCGATCCCAATCGGATTACCCGCCCCATCCTTCGTGCAGTACGGATCCACCGGGCACCGGTTCCACGCCGCCGTTGCATTCCACTGCGCAAAGGTGAACTCGCACAGCTCGTCATAGAAAATCTTGCGCCACTGTCCCTGGTAGCTCCACGCATCATGCTCATGCTGCATAGAGCCAAACACCGTCGTCGCCCCATTCAGCCAGGTCACCGTGCGCCGCGCCGCACCGGAGATGCTCTTGTACAACTCCCGCGGCACCAGCTCCCGAAACCGCGTCAGCAGCGTGCTCTCCAGCATCGGCTGCGTGCGCCGCAACATCAGCGTATGCACATGCGGAGCCACATCCGGCGAAAACTCGTTGCAGCTCACCATATGCTCCACAATCCCGCAGGCCGTCTTTCCCGGCCCCGCCGCCCCGCCTAAAAAGTTGAACGGCGCGGCGGAAGCATGGAACAACCTCTGCTTCGGATAAGGGCTATACCGCTGCTTGAAGTTGATCTTCAACAGCCGCTTCTGGAACTCCTCCGCAAACCTCTCCACCCCGGTCTGCATCCCTCAGGCACCCTCCCGCTCCGGCCGAGGCACATCGTGAATCAGTTGCACACCCACCGCTCCGGAGTGCTCCACGCGATCCTGAAACAGCCGCAGATACCTTCCCAGCATCTCCAGACTCTTCGTCTTATCGGCCAGTCGGATCTTCTTCAACTCGCTGCCATCCTGCGTCTGCCGAACATCCAGCCCGGCGATCGCCGCCGCCTCCTCATCGCCTATCTCCCCAGGAGCCAGTAGCCCACCCTTGGCATCAAAGATCCTCCTCGGATCAAAGAACGCTACCTTGGCCATCTCGTCCAGCACCCGTTCGGCTGTAATCTCCCGTCGCGCCATCGCCCTCCCCGCCTGCCGGGTAACAATCCGCGCGATCGTCGGGTTCTTGGTGAATCGCGATGTGTGACGCCTCGCGGAACACTCGCTGTAGCCTACCGCCCGCAGCGCCTGGGCACATTTCAGGCCGTTGCTCAAATACTCCCTCACAAACATCTGCTGCCGCACCGGCAGCGCCTCAAACTCCCCGCGCAGATCCTCAGGCAGATCAATCTCACCGTCCCGGCAACCGCCCTCTTTACCCGGTACACCTTTCGCCATCGCCTCAGCCGCGCTCTGCGGCAATGGCGGCGTCGGCCCAGCGGCCTCCACCGACCGCTTCGCCGCTCTCTTCTTCGCTCTGCGAACTGTCTCCTCACCCTCTACGACTGGCGCCCGTCTCCCTGCGCCATCTTTCCCACCGCCAACCCCAGCCCCAACCCCAGTCGCAGCCCGAGCCTCACCCCGCGCAGCCGCACCTGCCTTACGCCGTGCCGCCGTCTTTACCTCACGCCGTGCAGCCTCCTTTGCTTCACCCCTCACAGCCGCACCTGCCTCATGCAGCCTGGCTCTCTTTGCCGAACCCCGCGCAGCCGTCTTTGCCTCATGCCCCGCAGCGGTCCTCGTCTCACCCGTCATGCCCCGCCTCGCGCCGGCTTGCAACGCTCCAGCCTCAGCCCTTCCTGTCCTCGCCGCCATCTCAACCTTTCTCGACATCGGCCAGCTCCACCCTCAGGCTCGGAGCCTTGGCCGTCACCCGAAAGCAGGCTCGCACCAACTCGCTGACCTTATTCCGCACCCTCGTCGGCAGATCCAGCGACCGCAGCACCTCATCCGGCCCCTTCACAATCTGATAACTCACATGGCGGCAGAAGAACTTCTCCGCAACCTCTCCAGGCAACGTCCTCTCCAGGTACTCGCGGAAGCTCTCGCACGCCGCATCATCCACCTGCACCAGCGTTCCCACCGTGGCCATCGCCGAGTGATGCAGGCCCTGAATCCGTCGGCTCTTCTCCGTATGGTCCACCCCAAAGGCCTCAATCACCTCCAGCAGCTCCGCCTTGCGCTCGTCGCACTTCTCCTGAATCGTGCGCTGCGTGGCTCGCTCCTTCAGCAGCGCGCTCTGCAACGCCGCATACTCTTCGATCAGCGCATCAATCTGCCGCGCAGACGGCGCCTTGTCTCGGATCATCTTGCTTCCTTTCATCATGTCTCTCTCTTCCTGCATCACGCCGCGACGCTCTCGGGCATGACGCGGAGCGGAGCATCTCTTGGCATCCAACGGAGCGGCCCGGTGGCATCACGCCGCGCAGCCCTTCGCTATCACGCAGCGCCTCGGCATTGAAACGCGCAGCCCGTTCGGCATCAAGCCGAGCGGCGCAGCAGATAAGCCGCAGCCGCCTCCGGCGTCTCTCTCCGCTGCCTGCGCACCACGCGCAGACCCTTCTGCCGCTCCGCCTCTTTCTGCATCTCCTCGCGCATCGCCACGCGATACTGGCGCTCCGCGCGCGCCCGCTCCGGATCGCCCTTCCACTGCTCGCACGCCGCGTGCTCCTCCTCCGCCTCTTCGCGTTGGGCAAGCATCGCCTCCGGGTCGCGCAGCATACGCCGCGGAATCTCCACACACTCTCCGCACAGCGTGCACTCCAGACACTGGTCTCGGTCATTCATTCGAATCATGCTGCAACGCTCCCGGCGCTTCCCGTCTGCGCCTCTTCTGGTTTCATGTGGTCCCATCGCGAGTCCTGCCCTCGCCGTGGATCGGCCTGCGCCCCTTGCCGCAAGCCGGTAGAAGAACCTGGATCTGCAGCCTCGCTCGCGTGCACAATCCGGAAGCTGCTCGATCGCCACGCAGCGCGCTCTCGTTCCAGCACCGCCGCGCCTACAAAGGTCAGCTGCCACAAGCGCCAGATCTTGCTGCGCATGTCCCGCACATGGCCGCCCACCATCTCAAAGCTCATGCCCAATGGCCTGTCGCCCCGGCCTGCATCGCCACCCTCCGCCCGCGCCACAATCTCGGGGAAGTCCCGGGCATAAACCACGCCCCGCACCAGCAGTTGCCGGCCCTCGATCGCCGCTTGCGTAATAATCCCGGCCTTCTGCCTCGGGTTGTGGCCGCTCCAGTCATCCCTGAAGTTCACCGCCATGCCCATCAGGCTGGGCAGCGCCGCCTCCACCGCCTCCCGTGACAGCACAATGCGATGCCCTCGCGCCCCATCCGGAGCTCGGTCGCTCGGCGTATCAATTAGCGTCAGTACTCCCTCAAAACCAACCCGGTTCGGATGCCGCGCCACCTCCGGCAGCGGCAGCAGCACCGCGCCCGCCGCGGCACGGCAAGAAAGTTTCAGGGCAGCGTCGCAACCGCATCCAGAGATCATCACCAATCCATCCCTCAGGACACCCGCGCCAACCGCCGCAACCCATC